AGGAGCTTGCAACGAAGTACCCCAGCATCTACAAGCAGGTGGCTCAGTACGTCACCGTCAAGCCGAAGAAAACCTCCGTCACCATCAAGCGGCCGGAAGCGTAAGAGTTTACTAACGCCAACTTAACACGGAGAGACAAGATGAAAACTGGAGACATTGTTAAGGTCAATGACGGTTCTTACAATCTATTCTACGCAGGTGTCGGAGTGCCGCCCAGCCAGGTCAGTGGACATTTACTGCGGGATCGCTCCTTCAGGGTCCTGCTAGTTGACGTGACGCTACCGACCAGCCCATCGCGGTATACTGGCTCTATGCCGCGAGTGCAGAATGACGTGATGCTCTGCGAGGTGGGGGCATCGGAGAATGTACTCTTCACGCAGTGCAGATTCTGCACGATTCTCAGCCGACCTACTGAAGTGCCGGACAAGCTGGAAGTTATGATACCGTACGGCACAAAAGAGGTTGTCATTCGCGTAATGGATAACTGACGCAGTGGTTGATTTCCACGCGATCCTGGCGAAAGAGAGAGCAATGAGCAAAGAAAAAAGCAACAGCACGGGCATAATGGACGTTTACAAAAACGCATGCCAACTCAACGAAATGTTTCAGGATCAACGCGGTCCTGAGTCTGTTATTTACTTTCATCCCGAGGGTCCTACTGTCGAGACTGATCCGTCAAATAACCGGCCGCGTGGGTTTGTGTTCCGCGAGAACGCAGCAGAGCGTTCCTACTGGAATTTCGTTCCAGAGCATGACCTGTGTATCGAGCCGGGCTGCCAGGAAACAACTCAGAAACTTCTGATGATCTTCAAGCGTTTCATGGCGTGCAAGCGACTGAATAACGAAGCACTTGACGAACAGGAGCTGGAAGCGTAATGACCGATATGGCAAAATTCTTGAAACCGGAGTCCCCGGTCGTGGCGGCCATTTATGCCTGGCACAAGAGGGTAGGCGATGCCGAGCCGTTCCGTGGCTACTGCGGGGCGTCGGAGATCGGCCACTCGTGCGAGCGGTATCTCTGGTATAAATTCCGGGGGTGCTGCAAGGAAGATATTTCAGGCCGCGTCTACCGACTGTTCGAGACGGGGGATCTGGCAGAATTCCGTTTCGTCAAGGAGCTCAAAGGCATCGGCTGCGAAGTCCATGAAGTCGACGGCAACGGAGACCAATTCGCCGTCAGCGAACACGGCGGCCACTTCTCGGGCCACATGGACGCCGCGATCCTTGGCGTTCCGGGGGCCGAGAAGACCTGGCACGTCGGAGAATTCAAGACGCATGGAAATAAGAGCTTCGTTAAGCTTAAAAAGGATGGTGTTGTAGGGTCGAAGCCTCAGCATGATGCTCAGATGCAAGCCTACATGGGCTTGACAGGCATGAAGCGAGCGCTCTACTTAGCCGTAAATAAAGACACCGACGAGCTTTACGCCGAGCGAATTCACTTCAGCAAAGTTCTTTTTGCCAACCTAAAGGAAAAGGCTCTTCGGATCATCACGTCCAAGGGGCCACCGCCTCGATTGTCTGAGCGGCCTGATTGGTACGAGTGTAAATGGTGTTCTGCTCAAGCCCTTTGTCATGGAACCGCAGAATGTTCCCTGCCGATACCGGCAGTAAATTGCCGGCAATGCTGCCACGCCACTCCCATTATGGATGGCAACGCGGCATGGACGTGTGGACGCCACGGCAGGGGGCTCTGCGGGACCGACCAAGACAAGGCATGCGACGACCACCTCATCCTCCCTGGGCTCATGTACGGATGCGAGCCAAATGGCTATTCAGAGAACGATGACGGAAGCGGGAGCATTGAATTCGTCAAGGAAGACGGCGAGCTGTTCCGGCACGGCCGGGGGAAAGGTGAATTTTCCACCGATGAAATGCGAAAACTCCCGTTGTCGATGCTCAGCGAGCAGTCTTTCGTCAAGCACGTCAAGGATGTATTCGGTGCGAAGGTGGAGAGCGTCAGCCCCGACGACATCCTCAGTCGCTATCCAGAGGAAGAGTGTGAGATTGTATGGGAGGGGGCGACAGCGAACCTTGCTGCCGCGTGGGCCGACTTAGGCAACAGTGAGGCATTCGAGCCCGTCGCAGTTGTCAGGGACATTGAGCACGAGATTGCTGAATTCAGCCTTGGCGATAGCTTTCATGAACCTTCGGACATTATCGTAATCAAGTGGCTTAAAACTGGAAACGCGGAAATACGAAAGGGAAAGATGTAATGTTTAAGTGGTTTAGGGATATTAGCGGTTGGGCGTGGGATATAAGGGTTCTTGCGGGAAGAATCGAAGGTCTTGCGGGAAGAATCGAAGGTAGGGTGCATGATATTAGCCACGACGTATTCAACATAAATGATCGTGGTGCCGGTCATGCTCGTAAGATAAATTGCCTCGTTGACTCTGTCAAGAACATCCAGGACGCCGTGCGGGAGCTTGCCGAGGCAAAGAAGGAAGATGAGCTCGGGCCATTCCAATACGAAATATCGGCGTCTGACTTGTTTGAGCTGAGCCAATTTGACCGTAGTGTCGTGTGTCGGTCTGGCGCGAGATTCCTTAACGACATCTGCGCTGTTAGTCTTGCCAATGTTGGCAGTATCGGAATCACTGCCGCCAAACGAATTATGGAGTGGCGGCGAAAGTGCGTAATGCGGATCACCGAAGAGCAAATCGACGAAGCCATTTCGGCCGTACAGCGGGGCGGCAATTGATCTTCCAGGAACGACAATACCAGACCGAAGCTGCTGCCGCGGTGCATGAGCATATCTGCACGAAGCAGACGAATCCGTGTGTCGTTCTCCCGACAGGAAGCGGCAAGTCGGTAGTAATGGCGTCTCTCATTCAGCGATGGATGATGGACGCTCCACACGTCCGTGGCGGTGTCCTGGCCCATCGCAAAGAGCTTGTTGACCAGAACCACGGAAAGCTCCTTGCCGCGTACCCAGAAGGCGATATTGGAATCTTCTCAGCGGGCTTAGGACGCCGAGATTACGACTCTTCAATCACCTTCGCGTCAATTGATTCAATCTTCAAGCGGGCAGGCGAATTTCAGCCATTTGATTTCCTTTTCGTAGATGAAGCCCATCGAATCCCACCAAGCGGCGAAGGTAAGTATCGGACATTCATCAATGAATGCAAGAAGTACAATCCACAGCTACGTGTCGTCGGCTGGACAGCTACGTCTTTCCGCATGAATTGCGGCCCAATATGCCACAAGGATCATATCCTCAACGAAATATGCTACGAAGCGAAGATAACCGACCTAATCGACCAAGGTTTCTTGTCGAAGCTGCGGTCTAAGGTAGGCTTGTGTCAGCCTGACCTTAATGGCGTGCGGAGAAACAGTGGCGGTGATTACATCGTCAAGTCACTCGCCGCCGCCACCAACCATCGGGATATAGTCTCTACTGCTGTTGCCGAAGCCTGTCGCATCATGGCCGCCGAGGGCCGCAAGTCGGCAATCTTTTTCTGCGTCTCTATCGACCACTGCAAGCGGGTATCCGAGGAGTTAAAAAAACATGGCGTGCATGCACCCTGCATTACTGGAAAGACGAGACAAGATGTTCGAGACAACCTCATCCGGAGCTTCAAGACTCAAAAGCTCAAAGCGATTTGCTGTGTTAACGTACTTACGGAAGGCTTCGATGCACCGCACATTGACTGCATCATACTTTTGCGCCCGACCCTCTCGCCTGGGCTCTTCTCGCAAATGGTTGGTCGTGGGCTACGACCGTTCAGGGACAAAACAGATTGCCTCGTGCTTGATTTCGCGGGATGCATCGACGAGCATGGTCCGCTCGACTTGCTGGGTAGTGGCGACACGACTGTCATGGCTACGTGCTCCGAATGTCGCGAGTCGTTCTCCCGTGCGATCCGTAGTTGTCCAGTATGTGGCTGGGAGATACCGAAAATCGAGGTTGAGAGGCTCGAAGCTGAGGAAGCTGAACGTCGGATGCACTCCGATAAGGCGTCGAAGAAATCCATCCTTTCGTACGAGCCAGAAGTTTACCAAGTTCACGACGTCTTCGTTACGCGACACGTTAAGCCGGGCGGGACTGACTCACTGAAGGTCTCGTATCGTCACGGAAGTGACTGTATGTTTCGCGAGTGGATCTGCCTCGATCATAGCGGGTTCGCGGGCCGTAAGGCTGCAATGTGGTGGCGCAATCGCCAGCTCCCTATGATCGGAGCTAAAAAGGAATTGCCGACAGTCAACGAAGCACTCGAAAATATGCTCCTGACCCAAGAGATTCTCGATTGGACGAAGACCATTACCGTTAAGCGGAACGGAAAATTCAAAGAGATCATCGGTTACAACGCACCACTGGAGGCGGCTGAATGAACAAACTTCTAGAAGCAGCACTGAAATACGCCCGGCTTGGATGGCACGTTTTTCCGATCAGGCCCGGCAGGAAAGACCCGTTCCCCGGAACGCATGGATGTAAGGACGCCACGACGGACGGCAATCACATCAAAGCCTGGTGGACGACATGGCCCGACGCGAACATAGCGGTGGCTTGCGGCAAGGCGAGCGGCATCTATGTGGTTGACGTGGATGTAAGGGAAGGCGTAGACGGCTATGACTCACTGAAAGAATTTCAGCTATTGCCATCTACAGTTATCCAGTCTACGCCAAGCGGAGGCAGTCACGCCTTTTATCGGACAGACGACCCGCCCGCCAACAGAAACAACTTCCTTCCTGGCGTGGACATTCGCGGCGATGGCTACTATGTACTCCTCGCTCCCTCGGTTCACCCAAACGGCAAGCAGTACGAGTGGCTGGTGCATCGCGAACCATGGACCGCGAAGCTTGCCGAGTATCCGGACTTTCTTCGACCCGCAAAGAAGCTGCCGAGCGGCGTGCCGTCGCCTTCGACACCGGCACCTGTGCCAGCGACATTTCCAACAGCCGAATGCTGGAGAGACAAGCTCGACGTAGCGAAGCGATACCTGGCTCAGGTAGACCCCGCCATCCAGGGTCTTGGCGGCCACGACAAGCTGTTCTGGGCCTGTGGCTGCATGACCTGGGGCTGCGAGCTTCCCTTTGACCAAGCCTACAACATTCTCGCGAGCGAATACAACCCGAGGTGCATCCCGCCGTGGGATCTCAGCGACAAGAGGGAAGAGCATGATTTTCGCCGGAAGATTGCCGAATCGATCAAGCGTCCACCCGACAAGCCGAAGGGCTGGATTTTGAACGACCCCGCCTACGCCCCCGCTGGTCCGCTTGCAGAAATGGACATCGCAAAGCTGATTGCGAATGTCTCGCCTACTGAAAGGTTCCTGGAAATACACAAAGAAGCGATTCTT